TAGACCTCAAATATTTTTTCTGAAATTTTTCATCTGGCATCGTGTCGAAATCCTGGTGGCATTCCCAGCTCAAAGGAACGATGTCTCTCCACGTTCCACCAGCTCCTCTGGACTTCATATGCGCATTGACACAAGCGCCTTTGTGTTCGCCGGTAACGTCGCAGGGGAGACCTCTGATCCAAGCAACTCGCAATGCACTGTGGAAGTTTCTTACGAATAGCGCTTCACGTTTTTCCTTTCGTCTCTGCTTGCTCGATTTCATTTCCATTCTAGAGGTTGGCTAGGTTGTGGCCAAAGAAATGAGCAACATTCACAGTGACGCAATTGCCACATTGCTTGTAGCGATGACCGTCAGCGATAACCTCACCGTCTGGACCGTATTTGGTCCAATCGTCAGGAAGTCCAGAAAGCCTTTCGCATTCGATCATTGTCAATCTTCTGGGCCTGGCTCCCACATAATACTGAATCTCATTTCCAGCATTTCCACCTGGCCGACTGGTGCCAGCAGAACTGGCCAGCAGTGTCGGAGCCTTTTCGTAATACGATTCCTGATCTGGAGTCAACACCAAATCCGTGTCACCCTGCTTTGCCTGAGACGCTCTGAGTGCGCCAGCGACATCTGATTCTTTGTATCTGGAAAATCCAGTGGACCTCATCACTGCATGTGGACCCCTTGCCACCAACGGTGGGCAGGTTTCAGTCTCTGCAATATATGGATTGTATTTTGCATTCTTGCCCTGATTGAAACTTGCCCTGTCCAAAATTATTTCTCGTTCTCGACCACTCTCTCGAGAGCCGTTCTCAGTCTCTCTGGGATCTGCGTACCTCTGTCTGCTACTCGTCGGAGGATTCCACGGCATGCCTTTCTGCTCAAATAAAACTTTGAGGCAACTTTCCGTTCCAAGACGTGATGCAACGCAGAACCAACGTCTGCGTCTCTGAGGGACTCCCGAACTCGCAGAGTCAACAATTCTCCACGCAAACTCATACCCATGTTCTTGTATCGTGGTTGTGATGAGTGCGAGGTCTTGGCCTCTGTTTGAGCTGAGTATCCCTGGGACATTTTCCAGCATGAAAATTTTTGGCCTGATTTCTTCAACAAGCCTGATATACTCAAACCACATTGCACTCCGTGCATCAGCAAGTCCCTGACGTTTTCCACCGATGCTGATTCCCTGACACGGCCAGCCACCGATAAGGACGTCTGGTCGCTCGACCACAATTCTGTCTGTTCCATTGATCCCTCCTATGTCTTTGACATCTCCATATAATGGCACATTTTCATCTGGCCAATGACGCCTCAAAACTTTCCTGCAATGCTTGTCGTTTTCACATTGCCAAATGATTTCATGGCCAGCCATTTCAAAGCCTAAATCCCAGGCTCCGATCCCTGTAAATACACTTCCTATTTTCATTGCTCTAACCGTGTCAAACTGTTGGCATGAGCGACTGCTGCCCGATCCCATTCCAGCTCTGATTTGATCGCCCAGTACTTGTACTTGGCGTCTTCTCTCAGCCTTATAGCTTCAGCTGTTCCCTGGATATGACTCAAATACCTTGGATCACTCTTTGCCATTCTGTCGAGTTTGGCCTCGCTGATATTCGCATGAGTATGAGCCGTCGCAATCTCAGTTGCTATCTTGGCAAGCAAAGGTTTGGTCTCGTTCTGAAGTTGATATGCGACGCCCTCACGCTTGGCCAAATCCTCACCAATCTCACGCAGTTCCTGCAAACGCACATAAGGATCACTGCCGATAGTACTCGACAGCACTTCCCTGGCAGAATTGGGGCTGTGCGCCATCTGCTCGAGAGAGCGTCGCAACTCCTCTGTTCTATTCAAAATGGTAAATCACTAGGCAAGATGTCATCATCTTTCAATTCAAAGACTGAAAATGCTCTGAATTTATACCCCTCATTCTTCTTGGATTTGATCCATCCTTCAAATGCGATGTGGAATTTCTTGCCCTCATCGCCCTCGTTTATTTGACCTTTCAGTGATGCACTGTGAACAGGTAAAGCCACAGCCATGTTTGGTTGAACTGCCACCTGATATTTCTCATTATTGTCATTAGTGCCATGAGCAAATATTTGGCCCTTCTCACGCACCTCTTCAATATTCATCTCGACGCAGATTCCATGCCCAGGATTGAAAGTCTTAGTGACCTTTCCCTCGATCCAATATTTTTCATCACCCCACTTCAGCCAGGGTGGATTGTCAAAAGTGCGTGGACCAGTTGTTTCATAATTTTTTTCTGCGTTCTTCAATCTTAATTCCTCTGTTCTCTCCATCTGATTAATCTCCATAGCATATAGGTTGTGCATAAATTCTCTTGCGAGGTTGTCTTTTCTTGAAAGTGTCTGTGTCGAGCATGAATTTTTTGACGTGAGCTGATGCTCTGTAGACGGTGAATAATTGATGATGATGATCGGGAATGATCGGATAAAGAGTTGCCTCGTTTGGCTCGACATGAACCACCCCTAATCGCTGGGCATATTCTGGCAACCACGCAATCACTTTGCCGACGAAAATCGCTGTATCTGGATCGGATGATTTTTCTTCTTTCACATCCAATATCACATGAGTGAAATTCTGATATGCCGACATCTGAATTGACTGGTCTGCATAGACCGACTTGGAAGTTTTCCAGTCTAGCAACCATGTGACTCCGTCTGCATCAATTTCCCAGTGATCGAAAGTTCCTGCATAAGGAGTGCTGACTGCATTGTTGAAGCCGATCACCTCGCTGGCAAGAACTTTGCTTTGTCGCAGTTCCAGCATCCTCATCACCCCTTTAACGCATTGAGCCTCATCGTGACTCAAATCATTAACGAATTTTTGATGTGTGCCGAATCCAGTTTTGACAAGAGCCTCGATAGCATTGTGGACATTTGTTCCTCTAATCTTTCTGCTATCTGTGTAATCATAAGGTGATGACTTCAGCTTCTTTATAGCTTCTTTTTTTTCAAGGTGCAGCCACTCGTCCCGATTGTCATATGCCCAGTTGCTAACGCTGTTGATGCCCCACGGAACCAGTGCTGGTTTAGGATAACCGTTTAGAAGAGTGGTTGTTCTGTTGTAAAACATGGTGCTGTTTCCGTCGTGTATATCGTATCCGACAGGACTCCGAGTGACACGGACGGTTGGAGCATTTTCAATTTCCTGCTCCAGTCCTTCAATGAGATGTAAATTTTCTGAATACATAAACCTCCTGTTGATAGTTGTTATAAAAGAATGTTCGTAAAGGATAAACCTATAGACCTGCTTTGACAAGAATAGGTGAAACTGCTATACTCAGAGACGATATAATTAACACATTTAGCTAATCACATTAGCAAAGGAAGGAAAGATGACAACGACAGACCCAATCATCGAGGCGTTGGCATGGTCATTCATAGGTGGCCTGATAGGCACCATCGCAATCGTTCTCGCATACGACTGCATTCGTGTGGTCATCGGATGGTTCAAATGACAGCACAGAGAGATATTTTCGATGCTCAGTTTGATGGCTCTGACTACAATGACAAACGAGATCGGCCACGTTTGAATGGTCAGATTCGGAGAGTCTACAGAGCCATGTGTTCTTCAAGGTGGATGACGTTGGATGACGTTGTTGAAATCACAGGCGATCCACATGCATCGGTCTCTGCACAAATGAGGCATTTGAGGAAAGAAAAATTTGGAAGCAACTATGTGCAGAAACGATACAAAGGCAGAGGACTTTTTGAATACCGATTGTTGCCATCGGGACGTTGCCAGAAGTAGCTAACCAAAACCAGCTGGAGACTGGTTGGCCCCAGGGTTAATAGCCCTGGGGTTTTTCTATGCTTGCAATTCTATAGAAGATCCAACTATATTATCAGACAAATATATTAACATCTAATTTAGAAAGGATAGCAGAATGAACTACTCATCATTAGATAATGCGACCTTCAAAAATGGTTTCAGCGATGACAGTTTGGTCAATAAAGATTTGACCGAATGGCTCACATCTAAATTGCCAGAAATCGAGACACTGGAACACGTCGAATTGTTTTGCGCTATTGTTCATCGTCAACTGTCAATCTCATGGCATCCAGATGACGGCTTCTTGAGCATCGTCAATCGAAAGACTGGAGAGTTGATCCACAAAGCCACAAGAAAACTTCTTGAGGAAATGCTGGACAAGATATTTACAGTAGTTAACAGCGACGAATTGTATGCCATCATCTGGGCAGTTGAAGACCATAGAAAGATGCACAAATATTGGAACTATGCTGATGATGCAAAGTTCGTTGAATGTGAAAGCTGTGGTGATCGTGGCCGTTGGCTCCGTCACAGGTTGCCAACCGACATGATCGGTGGTGACAGCAATCACTGGGATATGATGTTTGTCGATGCTTGTGAAGAGTGTGCATATGAGGGACACAAGAAGTGCGAGATGAAAAACAGGTGGGACAATATCAGAACGAGTTTTGCAAAGAACAAATAACCCTAACGATCAGACTGAGGAACTGATGGAGACCTCTGGGTTCACGGCCCAGGGGTCTTTTTTTGCCCTACTCCTACTATTCAGAACCCCTGCCAAGTCTCTTAGAAGCGATCTATGGACGTCGTTTTTTTCACTTTTCCTGAGATTCAGCCTTTTTCTCTGGCAGAATGCGATATGCTGTGACATGGCGCCAGACACGTTTGCCGTTCATTCCGACTGCTCTGGTCTCAATACTTTTGGACACGCACTCCAATCGTCCTGCTCCATCTAAAACTGCCAAGCGATCATATACACTGTTGGCTGACATCCCTAGTAGTGCTTGCAACTCTTTATGAGTAAAAGCGTCGGTGTCCTGATGTTGCTTGCTGACCTCGAGAGCCTTCTCAAATTCCTCTATGATTTGTTCCTGGGTTAGTTGAATCATTGTTGCCCTTTGATGATTGTGTGACGAGCCATTTGAGATAGGAAAGGAATGACCTCGACTGAATGATCTCTAATTGCCAAAGCTACACATCCAATTGAAGGGACCGTCTCACTGGCGATGCGATATACGAACTCACTGGATGCCTGGTAACATCCAGATCTGATGAGCCTGGTTCCGTAGTCTTCAGCTGGACCCGAATCAACGTACCGATGGTGGTGGCCTCTGAGAGATATATCTGGTGGTCGCATCTCGTTGAAGATGTTCACCAGGTCATCTGGATTTTGACGCATGGCTCGATAGCAATCTTTCATCTGGCTCTGGAATATATCTTCAGAATAGAGAGCAGAATAGCTCTTAGATGTCCAGGATCGCTGAGATGCTCTACCATGATGAGCAAGGTCTAGCAACGTATCCCCGATCAACAACCTTCTGCGATAGGATGTGAACTGTTTAGTGTCAGGATCTTTGATAACTGGATGCCCATGACTGGCCAGATGTCTGGCAATGCTTTCCTCAATCGATGATCCTTTACCAGTATGCGATGACGTCCCTCTGATGATGTGAATCTCATTCGGCAGCAGAGCCAATGGAACTTTCAAACAGTCAACGGCAACTCGAGAATGTACGCTGGCCTGGTTGGAAATCACTTGGTGTGTCCCATGATGTATATTTTCAGAAAGGTCACCCAGACTTATCAAAGTGAACTGATCGGCATCCTTTCTCAGCTCGCCAATCTGACGCCAGTGATCGACCCATTCTTGCCACAGCCATTTTTGAAGTGTGCTGGGATGGAAGTAGTTTTCGTCATCTAATAAAACAGGCTCGCCCATCAGTCCAATGGTGCTTCCTGCATGTATGTCTGAAAACACACCGACTAAGTGCATCTATTTGGAGACTGCAACCCAGAACGATGGTCGCTTGTGTTTCAGTCGTGGGGTATCATCGAGGTGGATGTGGCCTGTCTCGAGTCCAAGTCCCAGGTATGGAAAATCACCCTGCTTATACATGGTCAAAATCTGATAGATCAACTCCAGTTCTCTTTCCTCAAGTGTCAGACTGGAACCGTCCCCAGGTCTAGGGACACTAGGCTCTATGTCCACTGCCCGAACTGCGTGATCTCCAATCTGTAGATGTGCAGATGTGGTCGGATAGCTTTGACCTTTCGCAATCTCTTTGCGATAGATGCGTTTCATGTCTGCGTCTGTTCGGCCGTCATCGTTTATGGTGAGTGGAAACCCACAGCGATCACGCAAAATGTCGAGAGATTGCATGAAGTCAGCGTCCATCAACTGTGGACGATCAAACTCATGGGGAGCGAAATGATTCAACTCAAAGCCGTCGTGGTAACCCTCCTGCTTTTGCCATTTATGTGCCATCAGACTTGCTCCTTTTGCTTCATTACTTTCACCACTGACTCGACAGACTTTTCAACGGATCGTCCCCCCAAATAACCACCCAATCCCAGCTGAATTAGCGTCCATAACGAATCAGGGATTGCCATTCCGGTAAACTGACTGATGACAATCAGCGCAACAAAAGTCAGCATAGTGATGGGGCGCCATGTCCTGGTCAGCCAGGAGTTCGCAGTGGCCTCTGCCACGATGATGTCTCGTTGAGCGTTGGCAATCTGTTTCTCGTAATCGAGGGTCTGTGACATCAGCTCAGTCTGCATGTTCAACAGCACTGATTTGGCCTCCAGTCGCTCATCATCTGAGGTGTGCAACTTATCGACCAGAGCTGTGACTGGCTCTATCACTTTGCTGATGAAACCTAGTGGACCTGTTAAGGACATCGTTCCTGTACCTCCAATGGGGTCAATGTTCTGCCAGCTGTGGCTGTCAGTCTTACTAGACATAAAATTTGATGGCGCTCATCGTGAGCTGTGGACAGTCCTGTTTTCAATTCAGTCATCGTGCTGTCAGCAACTAACATCTGTGCTTGCAGTTCTGAAACATCGGTGGGCAAATTGCTGTAGTCTGACCAACCCAATACGAACCCTGCTCCAGCTAGAAACGCAGTGACTGCAAATCCGACGATCACACTCAGCGCTTTCGCACTGGGAACAGCCTCAGTCACCACGTCTCCAAGGTTCACAACTCTGCCTCTGGTGGAGACCAAGGCATTCTGTCGATGATTTCCTCTGCTGGTGTCTCTGCCTCTCTCACCAGTGTCTCATCAAGCTTAGATTTGATCAAATCGTACCGACTACCGAGTGAAGTCTCCACCCATCCGACTACCTGGCTTTCCGTGAGTTCAGCCAATTCTGTCCAAGGCTCACCCTCTTGCCATTGTAGCTTGGTAGTCTCTGCCCAGTGTGTAGAATGTCCCTGTCCATCCGATGCAACGACCTGCCATTCAATCCTGATGACTGAGTTCTGATGGCCGTGCGAATCAGGACCAACCACAGCATTCAGTCTTTCTATTTTCATTGTGTATGTGTTGGCCATTATGCTTCCTTCAATGGTTCAAGGATTGGTTTGCCGTCATCATCAGTCCAGCTGGCTCCTTTAATATTGTCATCGTGTCGTTCAGCAACGACCATCCATGATACTGTATCGGTGCTGTTGGTGTCTTCACAGCTGATGATTAGAGTGCTTCCCGATATAGCTCCCTTCACAGAACTCCAGCCACTCTCATTCTGAACAAACACCTGTGGCTCTCTGCACAGTGCTTCCCATGTTCCGTCAGTTAGTCCGACTACCTCGTCCATGTCAACACTCGCTGTTCCCAAGTGTAATTCTACGCTATCTCTATAGAGCAAATCACAGCGTGGGCCTTCCAAGAATGAATGTACGAGCAAGGAATCTTCTTTGATTGGATGATCTATCTTGAAACTGCCAGAGCCTTTGGCTAATGCCCCTCCGACAGTCACATCCTGGGAATTAGAAATCATCAAGGCGTAGGATGAGTGAATCGTGGCGTTTTCACTGATGTAAAAATTGTTGTCTGCTCCCCGAACTCCTGCTTGCCAGTGGAGTACCTGGCCACTCCCCCCATCATCTTCATAGAATTGTACAGCTCCAACGCCAGTGTTTCCTGCCAATATTCTGAGGTATGGATTTCCACCCCCACCGAATATGTATCTTTCATCTCCAGCAGTGTATACACTAATCGTATCTGCTGCCGATTCTGTGAGATAGGTATTTGAACCACCATCTAAGTAAAGTTTACCTGCTGGTGGCAATGCTATTCCACCACCATAAGGAGCTAAATATAATGTCCTGGCTGTAGAGTCATCGGTATACATTCCCTGGATCACAGGATAGCCACCATCAGTCACTCCCTGTGCCATGCCAGCTCCTGTTCCCGACTTAGTGTTCATCCAGATTCCTGCTCTCGCTCTAGCATTACCGATGGCAGTGATGCCATCGTTTGCATCCGTCAAATAGAGCAAGCAAGCTGGAGTGTCGGTTCCGATCCCGACGAAATCCGTATCACCCTCAACAACAAATGCACTGTTGTTTCCGACCACAAAGTTGTCACCAGCATCCGTCCCCAAGGTGACAGATACAGTTGTGCCAGCATCTGATGAAATAGTGTCCAGTGCTATGTCTCCGACGTTGGTGATGTTGGCATCATTAAAGCTGGTCGATCCAAACGTATTGGCAGATGCAGTCGAGGTGATTCCTGCTGATGCAGTGATGCCACCACCATCTGCAATGACGATGGCATTATCGCCATCAGTATATCCAATGTTGGTCGCTTGCAGTTCGCCAGTGAGTGTGAAATTTCTGACGCCTGTATAGTCTTTGTTTGCATCCAACACTACAGCTTTTGAAGCGATAGCATTTCCGACTGCCGTTGCACCAAGATCCAGATAGTTAATCTCTCCGACCACGACTGTCGCACCATCTAAGATATTGAGTTCGGCAGTCGTACTAGTCACCCCATCCAGAATGTTCAGCTCTGCTGTGGAGCTAGTTACTCCGTCCAAAATATTGAGTTCGGCAGCAGTGCTAGTGACCCCATCTAAAATGTTCAATTCTGCCGTGGTGCTTGTGACACCATCAAGGATATTCAGCTCTGCTGTAGTGCTTGTAACGCCATCCAAAATATTCAGTTCAGCCCCAGTAGAAGTGACAGCCGTGGAAGCTAGGGTCAGCGAGCCGTCTGGCACGACTAATCCTCCAGAGCTGAGAACTCCAGTTGAGGCGTTGTAGGTCAAATTGGAAGCGTCGGTTTTTATAGCAAGCGAGCCAGTGGCAGAGTCAAAGAAGGCAGGAAACGCTGTGGTGTCAGAACTGTCCACTACCGTAACAGTGGAAGCTAGGGTTGTGGTGGCAGACGAGCCACTCACATCACCAGTGACATTGCCGACTAGATTGCCAGTCACCTGGGTGGTTGTGAGTATGCCACTGCTAGGATTATAAGTCAGCCCAGTGTCGCTTTCAGCTCCCTGAGTTCCAGTCGCTCCATCTACAAACAGAGGATAAACAGTCTCATCTGTGGTGTTGTTCGCAGTGACTGTTATGGTGGACGCTAGTGTGGCTGATGAGGCCGTTCCACCGAACCCTGCCAGATCGATGTTCCCTTTGGTCAGTTTCTTTTGAGCATTGCTGTCATCGACAACAACAAAGAAGTCTCCGTCTCCATCGCTTGTGGATGTGGCAAGTTCAGAGAGGTCAACATTGACAGTCACGGCCCCTGTCGTAGCTGATACATCGACGAGAGTGCCAGCCACAACGCTCGTGACTTTTGCGTCAGTGTAGCCTGTACCGATTGACGTGCCGTTCCATACTCCAGTGGCTATGGTTCCAAGGATCGTAATCGCTGATGAACTGCCAACGTCTAGTGTGGTCGGATCTCCAGATCCATCCCCAATGACGATCACTCCATCGCCCAAAGCTGACATCGCTGTGATAGCACCTGTTCCAGATCCCAACAGAACTCCACCATCGGTGAGACTGGTTGCTCCAGTTCCACCCTTGTTGACAGCTATGGTATCGGCTGACCATGTGCCTGTTGCGATAGTTCCAACGGCTGTGATCTGCGTCTGAGAAGCATCAACAGACAGAACTCCACTGGACGCTGTGAGTCCAGTACCATCCACTGCTGACATCAGATCAGCAATCGATTCTTTCTTGGAAGTATCTGAGTCATTTGCATCTATGATTGCAATACTATCGTTAGCGACATCTATAGTGGCAGCAGTCAATTCGTTGAGGTCTAATGCTAAAGACACAGCACCCGACGTACCACCCCCACTCAATCCATTGCCAGCCGTCACAGCAGTGATGTCACCGACAGTAGGAGTAGCCCAAGATGGAACTCCACTAGCCAGCGTCAGCACTTGTCCATCAGAACCTTTTGCTAGTTTAGCGAGTGTCGTTGATCCTGATGCGTATATCACGTCTCCCGATGCATAGCTCGTCAGTCCAGTTCCACCATACCCAACTGCCAGAGTAGTTCCCTGCCATGTCCCTGTTGCCACTGTTCCCAGAATCGTGATGGCTGTGCTTGATCCGATGTCCAAATGTACTGGCGCCCCACTTCCGTCAGCGACAACAATTTTGCCATCCGTTTCTCCGACCAGCTCTGTGCCACCATATCCAAGTCCGATCTCTGTCCCTTGCCAGGTTCCTGTGGCTATTGTTCCGACTGCTGTTATTTGAGTTTGGCTGGCATCCACCGATAAAACTCCAGAGGATGCCGTCAGCCCAGTGCCGTCCACTGCTGACATCAGGTCGGCAATCGTTTCTTTGCGTGATGCGTTGGAATCGGATGCGTCAACAATGGCGATGCTATCATTCGCCACGTTCACGGTAGCACCAGTCAGCTCATTCAGATCCAGAGCCAACGATACTGCTCCAGATGTACCACCACCACTCAATCCGTCTCCAGCTGTAACAGCTGTAATATCTCCAACTTCTGGCGTACTCCAGGCCAGAGTTCCATCGGTGTTCGATAGACTCAGAACCTGGTTGACTGACCCCACGGCACTGGGCATGGTGAGCGTATAGCTCGTCGAGACAGTAGCTGGAGCGTCGAACCCTACATACTGCCCTCCCGACGCATCTTGAAGCCTTAAATCGCCTTCTGCTGTGATGTCTACTTGAGTGAAAGTTGCAGTTCCTGCAGTGAGAGCAGAGCTTCCAATATCGATGGACCCATGCCCACTAGTTATAGAACCACTATTCACGGCTCCAGTTGTCACCAGGGTGCTATCGCCAACATAGGCAGGAGTGAGAGTGCCAGCTGAATCATCATAGGTCCATGTCAGCCCACCACCAGCACTGTTTTGAATCAGGCTTGCGACTTGGTCATCGACGTTCTCATCGACAGTCTGATATTGCCATTCACTGGCAGAGTTATTCCACGTCAGAACTTCTTGGTCAGCAGGAGTTCCAGTTTCAATCGTCCGACCTCTGATGGCGTTTGCATCTTTGCTATCCCCAGAGTACTCGACAGAGATTTCTGAGTTCGTATTGAAGTCGATGACATTGGTTCCGTTATCAACCTCGATCACTGCTCCATCAGTTTCTATGACGATGTAATTGATCTCTGCCATTTAGTTTCTCGTAACTGATGGAGTGAAAGTGCAAGTGCCTTCAATGAAGCGAGTGACTATTCCAGAGCCATCGATAAGTTCTAGATCCCAGACCCCTGGACCTGGAGTGATGGCAGATGTCTGAGTGTCGGTCAGCTTTATTACTATAGTCCCTGCGCTCCCACCCAGTGTGATGCCCGAACTACTGGTCAAATCAGCGAGTGCTGAAGAATCGCTTTGCTTTCTTCTGATCGCCATCCTAGCCGTGTACCCTGTTAGGTTTTTAGTCGTGGTCTTTGCCGTGTTTGTGTACCACGTCAGAGTGACTTCCCAGTCAGCATATGTGTCTATTGTAAAGTGTACTGGTCCAGCTGCGTAGCTCATATTTCACACCTTTTATTTTTTCAGAGTATCAACAACTCCTGGCAAACTTCTGACGGCCCAAGTTTGAAAACGACTGATGCCAGATTCTATGTGTTCTGCCATGACCTTTGCACTTGCTGATGAGATTCTCAGCTGTGCTGGAGTCCCTGGCTTTATCGAAAACATCTGGGGCAAACCTTCCACCTCATCACCGACAGCGAATCCAGCCGATTCCATTTCGTCTAATATCTCATTGAGCGCTCGTTGTTCAGCCATTGTTTGCACGTTGCTTGTGATTAAGATCCTGTAACATGTCTCGTATTCAATTTTGGTCAGCTCAAAACTAATTTTCTTGCTCATTTTTTTGATCCATCTGAAGGGAAAGGAAAGTACTACAAATCAAATTTAACATCGGTGTTCTGTTTTTTCACTATAACGGACCTTCACTCGGAAGCTGTGTACTTCCAGAGCTGTATTGGCCTGGCAAATTGTTCGCAACTTTGGCCACCTTGGTTTTGAAAGTGGGTTTGGTGTATGTCGCATCGGCATATTCTTTCAGTGCTATCTGCACAGTGCCATCACCATTGATCGCAATCGCCTCAACCCACATCAATTTCTCTGTCCACCCTGGAGTCGAGTGCGTCACTTTGACCACACTTCCCACCGTCAATTTCAACGCCTCTCTCTGAGCTGTAAGTGTACACGTGATGTCCGTCCTGGTCTCCAACAGAATCTGCGCTGCCAAAAGCACAGCCATATATTCGTTGTTAGTGAACGGCAGTTCCACGCTAAGTTCGTTCAGCATCCCACCGTCCTCAACCAAATAAGGATTTGTATCATCTGGATATGGCCAGGTGATTGTCTGTGGCGTGAAATTCTGATCGTGATCAACGTACTCAACAGTGATCGAGTTGCAAGTCTCGTCGATTCCTGCACGTCTGAAATTGAGATCCCCGACGATGTTGTCCTCATTCAGCTCAAAGGTTTCAGCCGACGTTACCTTTCGTAACTTTAAGGAATACTTTCCGTTCTCATAAACAATCCTGCCGTTGCACGAGGTGAGCATTTTTTCCAGGTTCGCCAACGGTGATTCAGCGCTGTCCAGAATGCCATTGCAGGTGTACCTGTCTCCCAACGTGGTGATCGTTCCTGACGCTCCGACTATCGTCACCGATTCGTCGCAATATGATCTCGCTGTTTCAAACGATGCAGTGTCAATGTCGAATCCTGGGATGCCCATTCCGTAAGTTTTCGACGTCATAAAATCGTAAATACATTTGGCAGGGTTGATCGAGTACGCTTGAGCCGATGTCAGGTCTGTGACGTTGGGAACTCGATTGCCGTCTGCGATCATCGTGATGTTCGGTAGTGCATTCGGATATGATGTCGGTTTGCCTGTGATCGCATCAGTGGAGTAGTGCATCCAGAAGGTGCAGTATGCCACGCCTTGCCCTATTGTTTGAGTCCCCCACGCTCCACCAGCTGTCGAGGTGTTTGAAAATTGATTGTTCAGATAATAATCGACAGCCGTCTGGCTTCCATTATGCATCATGTATCGCAGAAAAAATTCTGTACCCCAGGTGGACGATGAGGCATTCCACCACTGGCTGTTGAACATTCCAGTTGTGTTGGGATTGTTACTTCCATCGTTGGCAGGAAAGGTCGGTCCATCAATCGCCAATACTTCATCAAAATAAACGTACTCGACAGCATTGATGCCACGTTCAGCCGTGGCGTTGCCACCACCTGATGCGACGCATATCGCTCCAGTCACAGCTAGTGTGTCATAGTCGCTTCCGTCTGCTTTTTGTCTGATGTCAATAATTTTCAACCCGACTTTGTTTTTGCCATAAAGAATTGGCAACGCTGACTCACTTGCAGTGGAGTTCAGCTCAACTCCCTGTTGTCTCGAGGCAGTGCTTTGCTCTTTGAGTTGGTTGTTCATACGCCAACCATCATAAGCACCGATGCCAATATGACTGTAACCCAACCATTTGAAGGCTCGGCCCCATCCACCAGTGCCAGTGTAGTAGCCAGCGACAGCTGCCCCCACTCTTAAGCCGAACTTAAATACGTTCCCTTTGCTAGGTAAGTTTGATGGACTCATCCTGCCAAATCCCCTGCTGGCCCCTGACCAGAGTTGCCAGTCGATGGTGGCACAGCGCCTTTTCGTCCCCAAAAAACTGGTTTACCGGAAAGGTCTGGAACCGTGTTAAACAGATAATCGGCATTACTTCCCAAGATGTCGTGGCCGTAAGTGCATACGACTGATGAGCCACCACCTGATCCACTTCCACTGGCACTACTTCCAGCTGTCACAGTGAATGAGTTCTCCGTTGGAACCGTGACCACTTCAAAGGTGCCATTCATTGTAAGTCCATTCACGGCACTCGCTCCAGAGATCGTGACCTGTGAGCCAATACCAATTCGACATGGAGCAACGGTGTCGGTGAACAGGACGCTGGTTGAACTGCCAGTCGTGGTGATAGGATTCGCCCCAAGAGTTCTGGTCAGATGCGATCTCGCTTGCATGTTTCTGAGCGATCTCCAGTTGGTCATCGTTGATCTTTTGAACATATGCCTCGCCATGTCAGAGACAATGGTTGTCGAGACTGTACAAGTACCTCTGCCTTCTGTGTTCGATGGTTGCTCACTGACTTCCCATGCAGAGTTCATCATTCCTTTGAACATCAGCAAAGGATCATCAATCACAGCTCCACTGGTCAACAAAACCTGGCCAAAGTAGATCCGACAATTTCTCCCTCTGACTTCATTAGCCAATACCTCTGCAATCACATCGGTGTTGACGCCAGAGAAAGACACTTGGCAGGATTGACCTGATGGGTCTGCCGTCTCTGGTGGAGTAGCCAAAGTCATCACACCACCAATGCCAGTCCACGTCAATGAGTTCCACGACATATTTGTCGGTGCTGTACAGTATCGAATCGTTGATCCCGATCCCAGAATTTCGATCAGCCAGACATCCCCATATCCTTCCTTGGCCGATATAGCTGTGATCATGTCGGATGTCAGTGCTGACCTGACTGCCATTATGGTGCTTCCTGGAATGTCACTGACAGACCACCGATGTACTCAGCTGGTCCTGCACTCGCAGAAGTATAATCCAAAATCACTGCTGTGATCGTCGCACTCGCCACGGTCAAATCTGCATTGTCAGCTGGTGAACTCCCAGCAAGTATCGGTGGCATTATAGAGATGGCTGTTGTGCCACCAGAGGCATGTGACGTGACGTCTGCTGTAGCACGGAACAGAACTGATAGCCCAGCAATGGTGAAGCAATCGCCAGCCTTTAGAACGCCTGTATTGTTCGTCCATCCATCGGTGTTCAAAGTGGTGCCAGATTGATCGACCCCCTTTACTTCTGCCGAATCACTTGCGCCAGCTCCATTGATGGCTTTGCCACTGCCAGGCAAAAGATAGTGGGTCAGTGTGCAGGTTGCTCCAGTGTTATAAAGATTCTGAATCGTCATCAACAATTCCTGCACATCTTCATTACCAGCTGGCAACGCAGACCAGGTCTCCTGCCATACTATTCCTTGAGCATTTTGACTCCTGGTTTGTACTCCACCCGATTGACCGACTGAGATCAATGAACCGATGTTGGTTGGATAAGTAACAGTCGCTGGTGGTACTGTTCTTGGAAAAGCTGCCATCAGCCTTTGCCTCCTAATAACTGCGCTCGATAGCCAGTCGAATCTCGAGTGGCTTCTGAGATGACTTGAGCAATTGTGCCTTTGTTATCTCTCAGAAAACGTGATGCATCCTGACCGTCCATCGCAGAAACAGTCAAGGTGATGTTTTGATTGACGGTCATTCCACGCCCACCACCACCCACCTGTGGTGTCAAACCCAGTGACTTTAATGGATGCATAATTGATGTGCCATCGGGATTGGTAGCCCCAGAGCCACTCAGTGTGGCTGGAGTTGGTGTCCCAGTCACGCCAGCAATGAACTCTGAGTGTGGAAACAATCCTGTCAGTGTTTGAAAAGCCAACCACTTGACCATGACTTTTGTCAGCTCCTGACGGATGTAGGTGAAGAATCCTTCAAACGCATTTTTGCTATTGTTCAGCGAGTTCGTAATTCGGTCAATAAAATTTTTCGTGAATGTCTGAGTGAGGTCTCTGAGTTGCTCGTCGAGAGTTTTGATTTTGTCTCCCAAATCCTTAACAGATGGAGCCAATTCATTGTCCATCTTCAGAGCGCCACCTCCGACTGCGTCTGTCAGTTCTTTGACGTCACCTTCAATGAGTCCCAATGCAATACCCAGAGACTTGAACATCTCTATCGTGGACAGTGCTGGTTTGTTGAAGGCTGACATGGCATCTTGAAAATTCTCTTTCATTTCCTCAAAGCCTTTAGCAGTCAGTTCATCTTGAAAAAGTGTGAAACCTTTCATCATCGTAAAAAGGTTCCCGAACATTTGTATGAAATTGAAAAGCATTTGCATCGGGGCAAACATATAATCTTTGATCATTATCATAAGATTGCCAATGACGGCTGACCAATTTGCAAATGTCGTTGAAGAAGAGATGATCTTCTCTTTCAAATCCTCAAAACTTTTCGACATCTCGTCGAGCTGTTCCAGCACCAATTCAAAAGTTGGCATCAATGAGATTGCAATGGTTTCCATCAGCTCTCTGAACATTGAACCAAGCCTTTTGCCCACGTTGGCAGCAGAGTTCTGGGTTCGCTCCAGGTCACCAACTGCAACACCTGCTCGAGATGTTATGAGCGCAAGCGTGGCCGTCGCTTTTTCCTGTTGTGTCAGAGATTTTGCGACAGCTTTTCCACTCATCGACAGAGCCATCTGTTGCACTTCAGTTTCTTTGATCACGATTCCCAAGCGCTTGAGTTGTTCTCTCTCTCCTGTGAGAGCTGAGTTCACTGCCATCAATACTTCTTCTGTTGGCATATTGTTGAACGATGAAAGATCGGCACTCAGCTTAGTCACCTGGGTGGCAAATGTAGCGCTGGCATCTTGAGCAAATCCCATACCTTGAGCGATGGCTCCAGTGGTGGAAACTAACGCTTGTGCCTCAGTTTTTGTCAGCCCAGCTTTGTTGGCAAAATTATCCAGGAAGTCATTCACCTGCTTTGCACCTTCCTTGCCAAAGACGGTGTTGAACTTTGATCCGGTTTCTGCAACTCCTGCACCCAGGTCAAACGTTCTTTTGGCTAAGACGCCCAAACCCACTGCACTGGCCACGGCTCCAGCCATCGCTGTTGCCCACCCTCGCAATGAGATTCTGGATTTCTCAACTCTCTTGGTGAATACTCGAGTTCGCTTTTCAGCTTTGTCCATCTCTCGAGCATAATCAGAAGTGCTTGCAGTCACCTGCACGTTCATGCGTGAAATGTTCATTTCTTTATCCTTGACTCAACTCTGGCTATCATTTCATTCTGCTCACGTTCCTCTGTCTTTATTTTTGCCAGCGCCACCCATTCGGAAAATTCTTTCGACGTCATCCGACGTTGTAATTCTGCGACTGGAATACCAAACATCTCTGCTAAATCAAACCACGCTCTCCTGGACGGAGAGCGCCTTAGTTTTTTTCAAGATCCTCAACATCCCTGTCCGTGATTCCACTGAGCCGACATGCCACCTCAAACAGTCTATCCAATGCACTTGCAGATTTGCTCCCTAGCTTCACTGCATCTTTTGCAGAAAACAATCTCTCACCTTTGTCATCGACTGCACTTAGTGCCACCAGCCTGGCTCTCATATTTGCCATGCTCACGTTTCTGTTTTTGTCCAGAGAACCTTCCTCAAATGTATCTCTCTCGGAACCTTTCAGCTCTCTCAAAATTACAACTCCACCCCACTCTGGGACTTTCACTTTCTCTGTTTCCAAATCTTCTACGCCCAAAATGTCATCTTTCGATAGTGTTTTCATATTGCACCTGCTGTTGAAGGGAAAGGACTTTTTAGTCAATCATTATGATGTGACTCTCGTTAATGCTCCAGCGCTTTGAAAAACAACGCTGGCCATACTTTGGTCACCCACAGAACCAGCTACTGGATTATAGCTTTCAACCACCCCCAGACCTGTCCATTGTGGGTTGGTGACTGCCGTACTTCCAGAGTCGGATCTGAATATCAGTTGTGTTGTTTTGCCGACTCCAACTAATCCTGAGATTGTAGCATCAACCTTGGAAGCTGCATAGTCCTGCAAAAACTCAACCGTCAGAGTCCAGGACTCTAGCCCAGCAGAATTAGAAGCGACGGAATCCCCCATCGCAGTGTCATCCTGCATCGCAACGGATTGATCCAAAGTGATGCTCCTCACATGGTCTGACAAGTTTATTGCAGAACCTGTGGTTCCATCTGTGTTGACTGTGAGATACGCATTGTACATTACAAACGTGGCCATCTTTCTTTACTCCTAAATTAAATGATTCCAATTGAACAAATAAAATCGAACTGTGGTGAGCCTCCACCAACCGTCCAATACACTCTCCAGTAATCGTCGGTTATTGCCCCATCCTTGCTTTTGAGTTCTGAGGTAATTGCTGTCGCTTGAGTGTGCGTGAGCTGGGTGGTCGGAGATGAGAATCCTGACGCATTGTCCGACTTCACCACGACGTCCAACGTGGGTGATGATCCAGATACAGTCAAAACGTGCAAAGCGCTGTAGACTGTTTGCGTGGCAGAAACGGCTCCCAGCTGATTTGAATCGGAATTAGAATTGCTGGTCCTGGTCGTGCCTGGTGCAACCATTATTTCTCCGTGAACTAATTCCTGACCGACCGATTCCCCACTGACTCTGAATGCCAACATTTCACCGACTGTGCCTGTGGAAAATGGGTTGTATTCGGCAGTCTGATACTGGCTGAAAAGAGCTGGTGAACCAACCGACTGATCTACTGGAGTTACGGTCACCAATTGATTGGACGCACTCAGTCCAGTAGTAGCATCCAAAATTCCATCGGTTGTCGAATCCCAATAGCCTTCCCCTTCCAAAGAAACAGTGGTCAGCCCACCAGCATTAGAGACGGTTGTGTCCCCATATACGGTGTCCTCTGCCAATGAACTTGAAAGAGTTAATCCGACTGCGTTGAAGGTCGATGCCAAACTGTAACTGCCCCAGTACAGTCCGACGTTGGTTTGTACAAAAGTTGCCATAGTTTATTCCCTGTATGCAATCTGAAAGTCTTTTTCCACGACATATAAATCTGCTCCAAAATCATATTCCTCTGCCGAACCCTCTGGCAGACAACCATCCACAACTGGCGTACTGGTGCTATCCCGATAGTATCCGATAGTCGATTTGACTTTGGCAGCTAGTTCCCTGGCGTTCTCTGGAGTGGTGGCCTGGCAAGAAAATCGAAAGCGACTGATGACGTTTCCAGGGTCGCTCGCCATAGCAGGTGGTGACACCTCGCTGATTCTTTCATAGACAATCAAAGGTAAGCTGGCATCGGATGGTCTGCGTATTGGATAGCATCTAGTGGAGACCAAATCTGTGACAGCTGATGTAGCCTGTAGCCTGGAGTATATGACGTCTTCAATTTGATTAGCCACGGACTCGTCCTTTGCCACGTCGTGTGATTATTTTTCTGATCGTTCTGCTGATCTCAGCTTTAATGACGTGAGAAGCCTCGTTGCGCTTGGCGTCAAAAGCAGGTGTGAGAAACGGTTTTGGACCCACAGTTCCAGTAGCTTTTGGTATATACGAATCCAATAGCTTTCTCTTACCCCTCATCCTAAAGCGTTTGTCTTTTTTTTGGAATCTTGGCTTAGTTCCTTTTTCCAAAAACAAACCATAAAATCCACTGCCTCTCAAACTTTTGCCTCGCAACCACGACACACCAATTGTGGCCAGCTCATCTCTGGTGGTCAAAACCACAGATCGAATCTTGCGTTTTAGGTTGCCAGACCTGCCTCGAGGCGCACGGAGTCTGGCTTCCTGCGCCACCACTTCTGCGCCTTTCAATGTGGCTTGTTTCAATACGTTTTTTCGCAAACCCATATTTAAGTTGTGGAACATAGCAAGGGTTTCTTTATCACCGTCCAGCTCCAAATCGATACCCAAATTCTTGAAGTCGCTTGGACCTTGAGAAACCCTTTTTCTTTTTCCCGGGTTCAACCAATTCTTTGCCATTAGTCCAACACTCCAGTGCCAGTCGTGCATACAAAATCCAGGTAACGATTTTCCAAATCGACATTGACCATGCTTCTAATGTCATAAATCGTGGAACCGTTTTTCATACGCCAGCGATCAGGCTCGACAGCTCCGATAGTCGTATCATAGCGAGTGCGAATACGCAAAGGCTGTTGACCAAGAACTGCGTGTGCGTCCCAGTACTCTCGACCTTGCATTGGTTCGACAGAACAATACCGTTCACATTGGTCCACCCACGTGGGCGTTTCAAACCCATCGGTGTCTTTGGTGCGAGTGTCCTTCTGAAACATCACCTTTGTTCTGAGTCTGCTTTTGTTTGCCATTTCTAATACCTCTGGAACCTTTCTGAATCAATCAAACGTGAAACTCCCAGAGGCAATTCTGTCGCAATCGTTCCTGTGACCACTGGCAATGGTTGATCAAAGAAGTAACATGCAGTCATCACCACTGCTTGCTGTATAGCAGACGGCACATCGTCGGTGTCTGTTCCGTATCCAGCTTTGAACTGGATCTCAATGGGCTGTGGTCTATCCATTAAATCAGGCCAGTCCTTATCCTCATTTAGCCAAAGAACCCCAGGGTCTCCCTTACCGACCGTATAATCCGAACTCGACAGAGTGTCCAATGTCTCTGTTGCATCCCCATAGTATTTCACATGAGTCACAGACATCAGTGGTGGATACGGTAGCTGAATTTCCCGACCTGGCCAATTGTCTAAATACAGAGTGTAAGTGGTTTCCAGTAGACATCTGCCCAGATCATTTTGAACAGCATTGGTAGCCGATGCAATCAGCTCCTGCAAAGTGCTGTCGAAATCTCTGACATCATCCAAACCAAGATTGCGTTTCACTCTATCTAAGGTGACTGGTCTGGTGGTCGGAGCAGTGGTGGTCACCACCCTGTTCCACGGAGTCTGCTTGTGCATTTTAGGACAGTGCTTTGATCAGGTCGGCTCGAGTGACTCGTCCGTTTGTTCCAGTTCCCTCGATTTCTAAACCACGTTCCTCTGCTTCTGCTTTCAGCTCCTTCACTTTCATATCTGCATATGCAGTAGATTTCTCTGGAGTTTCCACAGCAGGTTCAGTTGCCACTGATCTGTCATCGAAATCTGCCAACACTGCTGATCCAACATCAATCAAATTTTGCCCAACGTCATCACGGACGAAATACACCTGACCTTTCATTGGGCCATCCAGTCTTCTGATTCTTATGGACATAAAATTTTTCTCCGTTCAAATGAACAAATGATGGGCAGGGAGTTGGAGGACTCCCCACCCATCTGAGTCTCTAGCTACTAACTGATTAGGCTATTGCCGTTAGACTCTGAACCTCCTGATAACGACCTCCTGACAACACTACATTTACGCAAGCAAACGTAGCTGCCCCAGGATCAGAAAGATGAACAGTCACCCAGGGATAACCGTCGCTCAATTCTGTGCTGTCCAACTCAATTACGTAATAGACAGAATCATTAGTGCTGGAACTGAACCCTCCAGTTCCTACTGTAGTTCTTGCGCCTGTGGTATCACCACCTGCCGTTTCTTCAGCGTAGTAGCTGAAGCCGATCGCAGTAGCCCCACTGCCTGATGCGTCAGTGGACTCCTTGACTGTGACAGTGCTGGCTGCGCCAGTCACGCCAAATGAAATAATGATACTCGCATGAGTCCAATCTGCCATGCTCCACGCATCTGAGGTTTGCGCTCCTGCGTCTATATCTTTTGGAGTTACGCCCAGGATCATTTTCCCTTGGCCTTCTCCAATGCTAAATCCTTGTGCAGACATACTAACTCCTTGTCGCTAATGCTACGAATGGTGAAACTGTGTTACTTCCGTTCTTGGGAGTGAGGGCGCTGTTAGGCATAGGCTGGCCGTCCACTCTGTACATCCATCTGAAGGCACGTTCATCGTATAAAAAACGCACGGAAGTTGAACTGTCACCCCGAACTGCGCCTTTATCGATCAACATGTATTGTGAAAGATCAACAGCCATGATATCGCCAACCGTTCCCAGCGTTTGGTTGTACTCGGTAGCGATGACTGGTCTGTTGTACAATCTGCTGAAAGGAGTATCCGACAACCCTAGTGGTGGCATATAGATCGGATGATCACCACTCGTCATGGCAGTAAGCTGTGGCTCGCAGTCTTGGTTCATAATCCATACCATCGATCCACGATTTGGAGCGAACATCCTGCTCCACATTTTTTCCACGTTAGTGGCGTTTATAGTAGTAGCCGTCTGTCCCGATTCCTTGGCTACCGTGACTAATGATGGACCATTCAAGATGCCCAATGGTTTGCCACTGCCATCTCCATTAATCACTGCGTCCTCAACCTTGAAGGCTATCTCTTGAGGCACAATTCTTTCTACCATTCCTGCCAAGGCTGTCTGGTCCATCAACAATTCCTCAGTCGAGTAGAACAGGCATGCCAACTTTTTCAGCGTCATGGTTGTTTGTGCGAATGTCGGATTGCTTGCTGTCAGCGCTCCAGCTTCTGCTGTCCAGTAAGCCTGTAAGCCACCGAATCTTGAACCGTCTGCACGGCTTGTTTCGTCAAGTTGGTTGTATGTGAGACCATTGGCAGTTGGACCAATCGCCTGACGTGTTACTCTGCTGGCTATTTCGCCAGTGTTGTAGACACGCTCAAGAATCCTGTCGTTGAAATCCTTCTGCACAAGATACCCACCATCAGATGCGACTGCTTCCGATGCACCACTGGCACGTTTTTCATTCTCAGGATTTCCACCTCGTTCCTGTAGAAACATGAGACGTTTGTCTACAGTTTCAAAGCGTGATTCTGGGTGGCTCGCTTGAGCAATTGCCTGGAGCTGTTCACCGATGCTGTCGAATCCACGCTCATTTTTTCTGTCTTTGCCCATGCGTACTTCTGCATGGCTCTCTCTTGTCTGCTCTGGAGCAACTGATGCTTCTGGTCCGACAGGAGTTGACGCTGGCTGTGACAGATCGCCAGCGACCTCTGCGAGCTGGTCTGCTCGCTTAATCTGGGAAAGTACGCCTTCCAATTCAGAGAAGTCAGAATCATACTGCTCTTGTTCTTCTTCTGTCATGGTGCGCCCTTCTTGTTCTGCGTCGGAGATGGCCGTCTCACACTTGGCTTTCAGCTCCTTGGCTCTGGATCTCATATCCATAATTTGTTCCTGTTTTTGGGATATACAAAGGGTTTTTGTTATCCGGTTAACACTTATCAATGATTTGATTCGATGATGCTCGAGCAAGCGTCACACCTCGATTCGCAGAACTGAGTGGTTGGAATGCCCCGACTGGACCCACGATCAATTCTTACAAATCTAAACCTGTCATGGGAATTGCTCAATAGAGTTTTTGACCTGACCAAAACATTGTTTCAAAAATCGTATTGCCTGTCCTTGCATAGTAGGTGTTTCACCTATTATTATTAAGTCAACTAAATAAACAAGAATTAAAGGATAGACAAATGAAATACACAGTCGGTTTCAAAGCGATGTCATTGGCTTACAGCCTGTGGCCCTACAGCGCTTACCTGACCAACTTCATTCTGTCTGGAATTTAATTCGCAACGCAAGGAGTTATGATGGCTGTTTTGGAAAAGATGGGAAAGAAAAATGGGCAGTTAGTGGTCAACGCAATTATGAAAATGTTGCCCTCTATACTTGAACCCCTGGGACTGATCTATGAGTTAGATGACCACCGTGTCAATGGCTTAGAACTCAGGTTCCACCTGACCATCAAACCAGAGAGCGCTGGCAACATTTATGAAATAGCGTTGAAAGAAAAACTAGCCGACATGCCGAACATCGACGGTGACAAAGTTGGCAAGATCATGGGCAGAGAATACAAGTTGGTGGGATACAAAAAAGCCAACAGAAAATATCCCTGGTTGGTCCAACTAGTGGGTGAGGAACTGCCGTCGAAAACCGACACTCATTTTGTGAACAGAGTGTTTGCCAGGGAGAACATTTAATAAGGAGAAAACAATCAGTCGGGCCTGGTGGGGTCAAACCCATCAGGCTCATTGCACAACGCAGGATCACATTAACAAAGGAATTACAAATGGCATTAGATTACAAAGTGGGAGACAAAGTACAAAGCCACCCTACCTCAT